AAGTCCACTGATTCAACAGCTATTGCTTGTCCGGTAGCTACGTTAACGTAAGCTCCAAGGTCAATTGTTCCAGTAACTCTTGAGCCCTGTGCAGTTGCACCAGGTAAAGTCACAGTTTCAGTCAGGTAAAAGGAGCCAGTTTTTGCGGTCGCCATACTACATTGGGGGCATCGACGGTGTATAAAGTAAACCGAACATGTTCGTAGAGTAAGAGAACTGCAGCCCATCTTCGCGAGCGAAGCGAGTTTCCGGTGGCAAACCACCCGTCCCCGTCCACCACCCCTAGCAATATAGCCCCCCCTATATTATTCTACTCGAGCCCTTTTTTGTCACACATACTAAATAACATTATTATTTACCTTAAATTATGGCGAATCAATACTCCATAACCGTGAGCAACGGGGCCGATGCTGTCCTAAAAGACTTGAAAAGTAGAGGTATGAAGATGTCACAGTGCATCGATGCGGCTATCATGACGCTGGGAGCTGATGCCCTGGTGCGCCTGGTAACTACGCAGAAGTTAATCACTGCAATGATGCAAGATGAGGATGATGATGAATGATTGGAAGAGACTTTTACCGTCAACATTCAGAAGATTGCATGAATAATCAAAGAGAAGAGTGGTGTACCTGTGGTAAGCACGTTAAGATCCAATCGTGTTGTGAATTCCCCAATCCTTACGTATGGATTGACCGGAACTTTGGAATGAGAACCGCATGTGTTCATTGCAGCTCTTGTTCTACTATCATCGCTGAAATAGGAATCCTGGAGGAAGAAGAATGAATTGTATAGCTTGTTCGAAAGAGTTTCGTTCGTCCTGGGTTCCCCATCCTAAGAAGTGCGCCAGGTGTTGTCGCCTGGAGCGTGAAAGTGGTGTAAAAAGTAACTCACTTCGCCCCAGGTGTGCAACGGTTTTAGGTATCAAAAGTAAAGTTGAGGTGAAATTAAAATGAAGATTTACTTTTGTAAAGTATGCAATCGGGGATTGCTTCTTCCAACTGCACGCTGTTTATTTTGTGAGATGGAAAAGCGAATCAGATAATGCGCGTACTACCAAGAGCTGATGATTCGTACTTACGAATTGCGGGACTGTAAAAGTCGGTTCCAGTAACCGCATCTCCTGGTCCTTGGCCTCCACCTTGAATGATGAAGTCTCCTCGAGCTCCAGCCTCTGCGAATTCTAGAGCTAAGTCTCCAGTAGATTTGAGAACTCGAACAAAGGGAATAAAACCGAGTGGACCTTTCCTCTTCAAAAGAAAGTCAACTGCTGGATTCATGTTTACACCTGGTTAGCGAGTTCAACAGAACGTGCAAGTCTCATCATGTATTCAAGTTCAGGTTCTTGATTCATTGTTCCTGGTAATACAATTCGAGATGATGGAACACCAAGAGTTTCTTGAGATGTAACTAAGGGTACTATCATCTTTCGCACGTAAAGAACTTCAGCAGCGGTAGGAGACAATGAACCTGATTGTCTGACATCAATTGTTTGTTGAATTCCATTAGGATTAGGAATTATGTTTGCATTAGTTACCAGGAGATGAGATTCAGCAAAGAGAACCGTATTCCAGTTCTGAGCATTTACAGTTGCGCCAAAAAGGGCAATAAAGCCAGGTGCAGAACGCACAGCTAATTCAGCAAACATTTCTATTGGATCGGACAAAGGAGTAGAAGATACAACATAATACACAATAGAACCGCCTCCTGCAATCTCACTGCTAAAAGGGCCTTCCTGAACAACGCCACCATTAGGGTAGAAGGTTTTGTAATCACGTGCATAGCCGGACAAATCAATTGTACCATCCCAAACTAATCCTAGAGTTCCTGGTATTACAGACCAGCCGTTAAGGCTCTCTAATGCCGTCCATTCTGGTTGAACCGCTGTCTTAGCAACAAAACAAGGTGGAATCTCGATACGTAGTATTCGTTCTCTATCTTCTTCCATTATATCACTTCATTGTCTTAGCTAGTTTATGAGCCGCTTTTTGGGCTCGCTTGAATCCGTCTTTAGCCCATCGTCCTGACTTAAGTTTGTATTTTCCTGCGACTCGCTTGAAAGCCTTACCGTACTTGATACTGTAAGCACTCGCTTTCCGCTTAACCTTCTTCTCGGCAGGTTCAGCCAATTTACCAACTGCTTTAGCAACACCAGTATTGACGCCAGCACTTTCAAGCAACTCCTGTAAGAGTTTGCACGTTTCGCATGCCACTTAACCACCTCAGTTGTCTGAAGCAGTCGATTGTAGAGCAAGGGCCATCCAGTCTTTGCTACCAAGTTTGACAACTCGAGCGCGGATACGTGCAGTAATGCTTAGGTCGCCACCAGCAACTGCAGACAAATCATTGCCGACAGTAAAGTAGAGAGTATCGTTAACTACCATGAATGATTCAGAGAGAGCTGCAGTTCCATAGTTGTCAGGATAAATGTCAGCAGTGTGAGTTGCAATGGAGTTGGTTTGGTCGATGTTCAAAGAACCACTGGCAATCAAGGATTGGTTGTCAGCTCGAACAAAAGCAGCTCCAGGGTTCAAGTCAACGAGTTGAGTGCTGATTGCACCGTTTCCAGCAAGCATTGAACGGACGTCTGTTCCAAAGTCAGTGCCAACTTGATAGACAAAGTCCACTGATTCAACAGCTATTGCTTGTCCGGTAGCTACGTTAACGTAAGCTCCAAGGTCAATTGTTCCAGTAACTCTTGAGCCCTGTGCAGTTGCACCAGGTAAAGTCACAGTTTCAGTC